AGCTTCGCCAGCCACGATCGTGATGTCGGCGGTGGTCAGAAGGTTTTTTACGCCTTGGCCAAGATCCACGTCTGCGGTAGCCGTGACTTGAATCTGGCCGATGGGACCAACGGGCGTGACTGTGATGATGGTGGCATCAGTGGCATCTTCTGAGACTGTGGCGACAGTAGCATCCGAGGATGCCCAGCTGACGGAGTCAACCGCCGCAGGATTTCCTTCTGCGTCCTGATAGGTGACTTGCATGCGAACGGTGTGGTCTACTGGAAGATTGTACATGACGTCTCCTTTTAGGGTTATCTTGAAAGCTTCATACCAGATCGTCAAAACAGAAGTTATCGCCGCCGACACTGGAGCTGGTTCGTTCGCAACTATGATCCGAAGCGGCGAACCAAAACTGATTTCGAGCTGGTTCATTCAATGAGCCCGACTTTCATGAACAACGCTACGCTGGCCAGCCAGGTCAACACCATTGCATCCACGGAAGAAACGACGCTTCTCAGCCACAGATCGTATGTTTCTGTCATGATTTGTTCCCTCCCTATTCATTTGGCTTTTTCTTTGGCTATTTCTCGCAACACCTCGCCGCAGGTTTCCTTGACAGATATATGCAGGCCGTCCGTGGTATTGACCAAACAATTAACGTCCTTGTGCAGATGTCCGTCATGCGTCGAACGGCCACGCAGGGAAGCAATGGCGTCCGGGTTCACTTCGATCAGTGAACCGTCGAGCGCATGTAACTGAATCAGCATGGCGATGATGATCAGTTTCGTTTCCAATGATAACAACATCGCACCATTTCGATTAATAATACTCATCAATGATGATAATGCCGGGAGCACCAGCAGTCCCATTGATCGAAACCCCGGTTCCGGCGGTGCCCCCAGCGCCAACGGCGTAAGCGTAAGTTGGTGCCGGACCGACGATCAATTTTTCACAATAACCGCCGGCAGAACCGCCGCTGCCAGCGACTTGGCCGACAGTCGTGGACGCGCCAGCACCCGCACCGCCTGTGCCGGGAACGATGGCGCTCGCCCCGGTCGAGCCAATGGGATTTTGAGCGCCACCGCCAAAATACGTTGAGGCACCGCCGCCACCAGTTAATTGTCCCTGGCCGGCGACTGAACCGAGTTGCGCGCCGCCACCGCCGGGTGCTCCGGTTATGTTGAGATCGCCACCGCTCACGGTGCCGCCAGCCACAGGGACATAGTTGAGCGTCGCGTGTACAGGACCACCGCCGCTGATGAGAAGCCCGAAAGTGGTGTTGCCGCCAGCCCCAGCAGTTGTAACAATGGCGCCACCGCTCGCGGAATTGCCCTGACCACCAGCGCCACCGCCGAGCATACGGACATTGAGGGCTGCACAGCCTGCGGGCGTGGTATAGGTGCCAGAACCGCTGGAGAGAACGGTGCGCGTGCGCAACCCTCGTGCGTCGACATATTGCTTCGGTGAAGCCTGAAGCGCAGCAGCCGGATTGGCCGCCAGTACGAGCGCACCCGTCAAAGTGCCACCGGCAATCGGAAGCACCTTCGACCATGCGGCATTGAGACGGCCATAGGTCGAGCCGTCGCTGACGGCGTCGGTAATACCGCCTGTTGGTCCGATTGGCCCTATCGGTCCCTGCGGCCCCGGCGGACCGACGACGCCTTGAGGCCCGACCGGACCAGGTGGTCCAGAAGGACCCGGCGGGCCTTGATCCTGAACATCGATCGTTTCAACACTGAAGTCAGCAATAACGATAACGTCGTCAGTCGGGTCTTGCTGAATGGTGACATTGCCGGAATCGTTGATGACGATAACATCGCTCACGTATTGGTCCCCCGGCTTGCCCCGGCGTTGTTGCTCAACGTGCCCGACCAGATGAGTAAATGCTGTCCCGTGCTTGTGATGATCCTGACCAGCGAATGTTCATAGTCGCCCAAGGGCAATTGCAAAAGCTGGTTCATGGAAATAGTAACCGTGAATTTGCCATTTGTCGGATCAGTGATGGCAAGCCCACCGTTCTCCGTGGTTAACAATATTTCCTCGGTTACATCTTCGGCGTGATGTCGGATTCCCATTCTCATCGTGTTGCCGGTCAGATCGATCGGCACGAGGCTGACCGTCTGATAGATAAAGCCGCGAACAAAATCCGCATCGTTCCAGCAGGTGATGTTGCAAATGGCCATTTATGATCGCCATCCAATGTCAATCTTGGTTTGACGCGTCAGCTTGGTGCCGAACGCTTGATCGATCTGATCAAGGTTCGTGATGCTGCCGTTGTCGATATCCGCAATCACGGCACTGTAGGTGTTGTAGTTTTCAAAAATGAAGGTCATCAACTGACTGAACAGCGTGTTAATCTTGGCTGCGTTCAGTATCGTCGTACTACGATCTGGCATCACCCATGCCACAGTGATCATATTATTTTCGGTGGCTACTTGCTGATAACGCGCGATCAGGTTTTGCGTGTAATCGTCGGTTCTGATTTCGGTGATTGGCGGTACATCAACCGTGGTCCCACTCTTCTCGGTTTGATCACGCAGATAGAACGCATACGCTTTCAGATCGACAGGGATTTGATAAGAAAACAACGTGCGTTGCAATTCAGCTGGCGTTTGATGACCATGCTCATCTCTGGGCCAAACTTGTGGCTCTCCATCTCCATTCTTCCACTCGATATAATCTGGATCGGTTTCTGATACGTTGACACTGCGAGCACTGGAAAACACACGGCCATCATCTGCGAGCCAATACCAATTATACGGATTGAAATACCTCATGTGTAGTACCCTCCATGCGCGCCCTGTACACCAGCGATCGTGCCGGGATAATAATTGATACCGGCACCACCAGTGAGAATTTCCGAGTTGTTGTCCACGAAGAATCTCGTCCCAGTCACGTTGGCCGCACCAGTGACGACGCCACCGGCCAAGAGAAGTTGAACAAAACAATTGTAATTGACCTGAATGAAGCTCCCGGCGAGCGTGATGGCATTGAGCACGCTTATCGTCGGGCCGCCTCCGGAATTGTTGATGCATTGGCCGCCAGCATAGGCAAACACGAAACTTCCATTCTCGGTTGAGCTGCCGGGAGCGCTGCCGTAGATTCTCCACGGCGAGCCTGGATTCAAATTCGTCACCACAGAACCATTTTGCGTCGAGATGTGGGCACCCTGAGTCGGGCCGAAATCTATTGAGCCGAGTAACACACTGGATGTTGATCCATACACGTTGACCAAGCACATCTGATCACCGACCGCAGAGCCAGTGCAGCTAAGTCTAAACCCGTCGAAGTAGTAGGTTCCGCCGAGACTGTTGAGGATGAACGATGATTTGTTGGTTGTGAAAACGGTGACATTCTGCGGACTAACTGAATTGCCTTGCCAGTAGACCCCGCCAACACCATTGATCCGGCGACCGATCATCGAATCATAGGCGCCATCGGCCACATGCATGTTAATCTGGTGGTTGTTGAGATTGTAAAGCGGAACTTGATCAGACGCATGCTGCAGCGTCTTGAACGGACCATGGATGCCAGACGAAAATGTTGCGCTCAGACCATCATAAGCGTCATTGCCAGTATTAGTATTGATGTAATAATCAAGATTGGCTGTCAGATAAACCAAACCGGAGGCAGACGCCTTCCACGCCAGCTCCCATGCGATTCCCGTATACACGAACAATTCAAAAGCACCCGAGAGCATGTCGGACGGACTGGCCGCCGTGCCATCGTGGTGGATGATAGGCGCTGCTCCGATAGCATTGACGTTCAATACCGACGCGCCGGTATTGGTATTGCCAATCTTTACCAGCACTGACATGCCAGGATAGAGCGCGAGCGGTGGAGGATTAAGCGTGACTTGATAGGCGTTCGCAGTACCTTGATCAATACCAAACCAGATAGCACCGGATTGAAGCGCCCTCGCGAGTTGCTGTAAATCTGAGTTGCTTGGCGCAAGAGGACTTGACCTGATCAGATTGACGATTTCACGCTGAGGATATTCGATCGATGCCGCCGACGGAATCGAACCGGGTTGCCCAGTGGCTGGATTACCATTGACGTATGGTGTATCGCCGTAAGTGACTTCAGGCGGCTTGTCGAAAGGTTGATTGTACAACATTTAACCAATACTCCTTAAGTTTTTTGCCCAATCGCCGTGCCGACACCAGAAGCATAACCCGTCGAAGTCGCTGTTGAGCGACCCACACCGCTTATTGTGACGTGACCAGAGGCATTGCCAATCGAAGTAAATGCTCGCGACACGGCATTCACCGCGCCAATACCAGACGCAGTGCCTTGAGACAACCACGTTCCTGTATAATCAAAAATAATCTGGGTGTGCGCAGGCTTCCAGCGATTAAGGATGCATTCGAGGTCCTTCGCGTAGCCAATGCGCAAGAACGGATCGATACCGCATTGCCCAGAACTGCATCTGAACCATTGAAGATCAGCTTGATGAACATGGACGGTCCAATAGTATCTATTTTCTGGAGGACCCAGCCCGTAGTTCGGATATTCCGAAATTTCGCCATTCAGGATGCGATTGCCATTTGGATCATAGATCGGCAGATAACCTCTGACGAACATTTGGCTGAACATCGGGTTGGTGCCATTTCCATAGACCCGATTGTCACCGCAGCGATCCAGCCCAACCATGAACGGTCGATATTCTGTGATGGTAATCGTGTAGCCTAGATAAGCTGCCAGATTGATGAACCACTGACGCGACTGACCACCCATCAAGGTCATGCGCAGCACTAGTTCCCTTTGACGCTGATAAACCGTCCTGGCTTGAGACCAACAAGGATCTGGCAGGCCCCAATTGCGTTCCCAATCTAATAGCAGTTCTGTGGTAATTCGCGGGTCGCTCTCCTGTTCCAGAAGATCTGCCGCCCTGCCGTCTACAAATCCCCAATACTCACACAGCCCATCACAAGTTTGCCATATCACACTGCCGACGGCGCGTTTAGGCCACGCCTGACCATTAGGCAAGAGCGAAAAGAAAGCTTCCCGATAATCACTGCCTGATCTGCGGACGTGCCTGTCACTCATAGAGGATGGTCCCCAACACCGCCATATTGCCCAGGGATGCCATTATCACGTCACTTGTCGGAGCCACCATATTGAACGAGATGACTGAAGGCGCGTCCATGACAGCACTGCTAATCCACGCGGCAAAGATGGTCTGGCCTGGGGCAGCCTTGATCTTGAGCATGTTCTGAATAGACAACTCTATCTCACCCTGAACTTCAGTGGTATTTGGCACCAGGTTCTGAATAGTTATATTCAGAAACTGCTTGATTGGTGCCACTACGTAACAATCTTTGACAGTAACAGGTCTAACAGTGTCGATATAGTCTGCCACCGTACTGATGTCTGCAGGAGTAGGCCACCCGTCGTCGCTGGCTCTTAAATCATCCATCAAGAACCACACAATTACGGTTCCGGCTCCCATTCCATTCGGAGCAGCCCATGCTCTTGTTACACCAGGTACGGCCAATGCCCAGTTTTCATAGTCAGTAGCGTCGCCGCCCATCGGTGGCTGCTGAATTCGCCTAAGAATGCGACTCCTAAGCTCGTCGTCAGTTTCAGTGTCAGCGCCTCCATCCATCGTAATCACGGTGGCAGATCCATCTACGCCAGGAGGAGGAACCAGGAAGCCCATGATATCTTCCGGCTCCATGTTGCCGATTGTGCCGGCATCCAAAGCGGTAACTGGAACTTGAGTTGGTCCAGACCCGAGCACGGTCGTGGCAGTGACCT